AACATACCGCATAATACCAACCAAACAAATTCCCCGACCACGGACTTCATGATTAGGAATGTCCGGATTTTCTCCAAGTCATCTACTTTCGCGGAGGGGCGGATGAGACGCGACTCCTTAAAACTGTCCCAGAAGCGATCGAGGTTAGCAATATTGAGCTCGTTGAGGAGGATAGACTGGTCGGTGTAAATTTGTTCTAAAGCCCGTCCAATATCGCGCTTGTTTTTTATTTCATCTGCTGGTATATCCGCACTGTCTTGAAGACCACTGGTGCTGTCGGCGCCATCGGCGCCCCCGGTTTGCGCCCCCGCCGCCGCCGCATTCGCGGGTGTCAAATCAAACTGCGGTGTTAGAATATTGTTAAATACGTCCTTCATATCGGTAATTACAGAAACAAAGATATACCCAAAGGTGTTACTGAATGGCGTGAGCCAACCAGGAAATACGATTAACGCCGCCTTCAAAACCCCCAAAACGATGAACCACGGTAATATAGTTGCAATTAACGCGGTTTTCTCCTGATCAAAGCCGCAAATATCTTTCGACATCGCGAGATTAATGAAGTATTCGCCGGTGATGAGGACGAGGAAAAAGAGGAAGTTTATCCCGCCGCTCAATACACCCTGTTTTGAATGTTTGTAATATGAATAAGCGCCAAACACGGCCAAGAAGTAGAAGATCGCGACTGATGAACTTATTTCCGCCATTGAATGAATGACTAAATAATAATCGATTCGCGTAATTACATTATACTGTGATTATTAAATATTGGTCGCGACGCTAGGGTCGCGTTCTCAATCTCTCCTTATTTTTTCATACTATATTAAGTGTGTGTTCCTCTCGCAATAAATAATATGGATCATAATGCACCAGCACCAACCCTAACCGAACCAGGTGTTCGTTACTTCTTAAGCAAATCTCTCGAGCAGTGTCATAAAGTAAAAGATTATCAATACATACAGACATTCAACATTACGGCGGGTATTGCATTTTTCGTGTGTTTAGGCGTATTTTTATATCTGCGATACAAAGGCAAGCCAACACCTGAAGAGGTGGATGCAAAGAAACGACAGCAACAAGAGTATATTCTCTCGAAGTTGAAAATGGTAAATGCAACGCACTATGCTCAAAGTAAAGGAATACCGATGGATTGCCGTGTTCATCCTGCCGGAAATGGAATGGGAATGCTGACGAACTTGCCGGTATGGAAGAGCCCTGATGAGGATTATTGGAAACGTGACTACGCATAGCGGAGCTAATTCCATCTTTACTAATGTAAATACTAAAATTATAGTCGCATAATTATAATAGTACATACAATGCAGACGTCGGTGTATCAAGATTTACATGCGGCGATTCAAGAACGTAACGCACATCCGCAATACGGCGGCGGCGGAGCAGCAGCGTCCCGTATCGCTGAACAGAAACACGCACAAGACACGCGCGACAACCTGAAAAAAGCAACCCGCGTGCTCCTTGAAGTCACGAAGAAGCAAGAAACCGCGCTTAAAACGCATCTTCAGCGCGCGGGCAACCCCAGCGAGTTCCGCGGGATGATTTACCCCTATCAGCTGATCCCAGAGGAAGAACGCAATAAAATCAATGACGCAATTCATGGGTATTATTCGATGAAAGAAAAGTACAATTCCGCACTTGAAAAGCGGCGCCAACGTCTGATGAACGACCCGGTTATAAACTGGAAATCCCTTTCAGCACAGCAAAAAGCCAAACGTCTCGCCATAATCAAACCCGCGTGTATTGTATGTAAGCAGGACGGTGGGTCGATTTTCACCGAGGCCGATGGCAAACTAAAAGTCATCTGTGGAAATATCTCTCAGCCATGCGGATTTCATATTGAAGTTTCTCGTGGTAAATACATAAGTTTAGAAACACTCATGAATGAATCTCTCGAAGAGGTTCGTGCGACCAAAGATGAGATCATCCGGATGAAGCTCGACCTTTTATTCCAGTTTATAAGTGAGGATGAACTCATCGAGCAATTTGAGGCAGTTCAGCATAAATTACAAGAACAACTTAAAATGTACGCCGAGTTTCGCACGTATTATCTAAGTGTTGTCGAAAATGACGATATCCGTCTGGATACAGATACGCTGACCCGTGTTATTTCCGAGAAGGTTACACTGATTAAGGAGTATATGTCGGAATTCAAAGAGTCGGAATGGAAGAATCGCAGCATCATCGACGATATCCTCGTTCTTTATCAGCATGATATTGAGCCGGCGTATCTTAAGATGCGAGAGACGAAGTATATCTATTCTCAAATAGAGACTGCCGAAAACGCGGATGGCGTGCTCGTTCAAATGTATAATGACAACGAATTCTATCTCTCGCAGAAGAAATGTAGCTATCATGAGCTCTTTATGCCGGTGATTATGCCGAAGTGGATTGCGGATAATCGCATCGTGAGTAAGCCGGTGGGGTCGGTGGTCGCGCCGGGTAGCAGCAGCAGCGGTCAGATATCACGGGTATAGGAGATTATTATCACCGTATAATATACGAACCGACCCAAATGTTGAATATATTTAACCACATTTCCCTTCCGATATTCATCGTAAGTCTCTCTATTGGCCTATTCTATGTTTATATCTCGGTTCCGAAACCGAAGATTATTTATGTGTATCCTACTCCCGATAATATCCGTAATTTTCAATTTAAAGACCATGCCGACAATTGTTTTTCATTCAACGCCAAAGAGGTGGATTGTGCGAAAGCGAAGGGACAAGTGAAAAAGATACCGGTTCAGTAATGGAATTATATCTGTATATATTAGAATAGAATGGGGTTTCAGCGTCTGCTTCATACGGAGACTGGACGTATTATTATATCGATTGTGCTTGGTCTAGGAATCGCGTCATTGTTTCGCAAGGTTTGTAAGGATCGGTCGTGTATAGCGTTTCGTGCGCCGCCTCTTAAAGATTTAGAGAAAGACACATATAAATTAGATGACAAATGTTATGAATATAAGACGAAGTCGGTGAAATGCGAGGCGGGGAAGAAAGATGTGAGTCTGCATTAAAATTGAAGAAAAATGTTCATTATTGTTATTTACAATAACGAACGATCGAACGACAATGTCACTCGTAACCGAACCGGATGTGTATTCTCCAAATATAGACGACAAGGGCAATTATGTCGACAAAATACCGTCATTCAATACAAACGCGCTCGCAAATGGGCTACGTTGTCCGTGTGGAACACGAAAAGACAAGGCGTACCTTTCATCCTCGTTATTTGCGGCTCACTGTAAAAGCAAAACACACGAAAAATGGGTTCAAGACCTCAACGCAAATAAATGTAACTTCTTTACAGAAACCCAAAAACTCCGCGAAATCGTTCACGCCCAGAAAATTATGATAGGAAAGATGGAGTTGGACATATCTAGTAAGAATATCACGATTGGATACCTTACTCAAGAACTCGCAAAGATAATGAATGGAGGAACAACCTCGTCGAATGATATGTTATTATGTTGAATCACATTCGTCCAAAATACAACTCTACGTTCTCTGTGTTATGTATATCCTATTTATTCTTATTTTTATTTCTATTTAGAACATCCCAATGAGCGACACAACAAGTATTGACGACCTTCCTTTAAGTAGCCAAACACCGAGCAATGCTTACGGCGGGGGTGGTGGTGGCGGCGCGCCGCTTATTTACTCGCCGAATGTAGGCGGTGATTCGTTATCATCGCATGGTCCGACGCAAATTCCCGGAAATGTAATGAATGAAGTCATGCATGGTGTTCAACGAGCCAGTGCCAACGGAATGACGATGATACCCACGAGAGATATTCCGATGAACCCCAACTCATACACACACGACGACCAGTCGCGACCCAATTATGTTCCACAGCCGCCGCCAATGTCGGCATCACACGGCGGAGATTATATCACGGAACATACATCGATGGAAAGTATCGTCGGCGCCAACGCACGCCAATCAAACCAGATCGATACGATCGAGGCAATTTATTACGACCTTCAAATGCCGATTCTTATTGGTGTTCTGTATTTCATATTCCAGATGCCGATATTCCGTGCACAATTGCTCCACTTTCTGCCGTCATTATTTGGCGAAGACGGGAATTTCAAAATCGTGGGTCTCGCCTCCACGAGCGCGATGTTCGCAGGCACATTTTTCGTCATTATGAAAGTATTCAATAAGTTGGGGGAGGGGTTCAGGTAAGTCGCGCTTTTTTCCGCGTTTTCTTAGCGGCGGTTCCATTCTTCGTTGCTGCCCCTTTCTTCGCACCCGTATTCTCATATGGAATATACCGCAAGAACCACTCCTCAAATTCTCGCGAATCGCGCTTTCCCTTCAATTCTTCATATTTCTTCGTCTTCTCAAATCGCATCGATTCCAATGTCGGTTGTTTGCCGTAGCAATTAATACTGAAACGCCTTAATAAACCGGTCTGCTTGAGGCGATTATGTTGTTGCACATCGAAGAGAAACTGAGACATACAAAGAATGCGGTTGATGTCGTAATATACGCGGTTGGCGTAAATGAACGCCAGATAAAAACTCAACATGGTATCGATTGTCGCAATACGTATTGTCGCACCGCCGGATCTCGCCCCTTCGCCGCTGTCAATCCGTATTGTATTATAACTGTGGCACGCAAGCGGTTTATACAAAAACGCAATCACCTCATCACCGACGCGAATATCATAATGCTCGGAAATGACCTCGCCAATTCCGGCATGTTTCGTATATTTGATTCCGGCGTATTTATGCGCGGTGAGCTCACGGACGACCTCTTCGCACAATTCGCGTGGGTCTTCAGATAGAATATCGAAATCGGGGATTTTTTGGATGATGCGGCGCTGGTGTTTTGGCATATAACGCGAGTACAATATATTTGCATACCCGCCGAAGAATACCGCGCGGTTCTTAATAAACACATCACGGACGATATTATAGATATCGGTTTCGGCGAGTTCTTTCTCACGATGGCTGCTGTATGATACATGTGATTTATTTACGGAATACTGTTCTTCCTCATCCTCCGTATCCGTATCCGTATCCGTATCCGTGTCGTGAGAACGAGACTTTGACCTGGATTTGACCGGCGTCGGCGTCGCATCCGCATCTAAATCGCGCGTTTTCATAGAATATAATACAAATGTATCATCTCTACCAAACAATCTCTCGTAGGTAGCAACCAACCGATATCGATGCGTTACTGTGTCTTCTTCGATAGAGTATTTGAAATCACCGATTGTCTCTTCATGAGATGAAACCGCGTGATACAAATGCTTCATATATGCGTCCAAATTATGATATTTCTTTATGATTTGACCGGTCGCTTTACGTTTGAGCGCTTTCACACTGCCGCCGCCGCTGCCGCCACCACGTTTCACAGACCGCGACCGCGACCTAGTTCTTGAAATACTAACTTCCCCCGTATTTGATGTGGTCGCACCATCAAACCCGCGCTGATATTCTATTTTATCACAGTCATAACCCTTAAGGGGGTAATGTGTATTCAGAAGAGTAAGACGCTTCTGAACCTTCTCCCATCTCGAAACATCACCATCGGGGCGCGATAGTTCTAGATACATCGCCATACGAAGAAAATCGGGGGGTGCATACCGTATATCCTTTTTAACGATTGCGTCACGAGTGATTACTTTGAATAAATCGGGATCCATATGCGTAATATCTGCAATACCCGTGAAATTTACGAAGACCTTATATGTTCCATGATGCACACCGGATTTGGCTTCTACATCTTCATAACCTGCCTTATAATAAATATCGGCGAGTTCTTTCGCATGGTCGAGTGCGTTATCTGAATAAAAGTCGTAATCGGGAAGCTCGAGGTCTTTATTATAAAACTGGGCATCTTCGGGGAGGATGTTATTGATGGCGGTTCCGCCGTAACACACAAGTTTTTTGTCTGCGATGAATTTTTCGACGATGGATATAATCTCTTGGACTTTTGGATCCTGTATGACCTGTTCGCCCTTTCGTTTTTCAACCAAATCGACGGCGTTGCGCAGGATTTCGAGCTCCTTTTCTTCAAACGACGCGTCTTTCTCACCGCGGTTGGACTTTTTACGTGACATACAACGTACCTAAAATAATATGATAGACTACTATCATATGATTAGATAAAATAGGCGCGTTCTTTGTGATTGGGTAATTTGCGGAGTGAGTGATGCGAATAAAATGATTGGGTAATTTGCGGAGTGAGTGGAGCCAAACCCTTGCGGTTTGGCGAAACGAATGAAGCAAATTACAGGGTAATCTTGACGCCACCCGCCATCTCTGCGGGACGAGCCTCCATCGACGCCTTCGGGTTGGGAGGTGCCGGGGGAGCAATCGTAATCGGCACATAACGCAAATCCTCTGGTTTCAAAATGAACGCATACCCCACCGATGAAAATTTATCTTCGTATGCTTTCAGTTTCTCATCACGTGCTTCTTCCTGAAAACACATCGCGGCGATTTGACACCCCCATGTAAATGGTCCGTTATATCCATCGTTGATTGGCCGGCCTCCTTTATCGGGAATAACAAGACACATATTTTTCTTATTCGCATCCTTGAACGTCTGCGGGTCGGAAACATTCTTCACACCGAAGTACGTATATTTGGAAAGAAAAAGCGAGTTCGAACTCATATTAATCAACTCAAACAGTTTTGTGCTTCGATACACCGGGTTCGTCCCATCCACCATAAGTATAATTTTCCCCTTAAGGGTCAAAAGGGCTTCATTTCCTAAATCCTTAGTTTGGTATTCGCGACCATACTTTGGACCTAATAAATTCCTTGCAACAGTTTTGCTCTGAGAGATTATCTTCGCTAGATTATCATACATCGTGACATTTCGTGACATAATACGCATATGAATGATAAAGGGGTCGCCTGGATTAGGGCATTTCGACCCAGAAAATGCGTAACTACCCAATACTTCAAATGCGTCGCTTACGGGAATATGGTTGAATGTTTCCTTGTAATTGAATGAATTCACCGAAGATGATGCAATAACTGGTTGGTTTTCCACCGAAAATACCTCGAAGTCGATAAAACGGCAACCGCGTGCGATGACATACAATAGTGAATCCATCCCGACATTAGAGTTCTTGAATTTATCCGGATTGAAAGCATTATATGCGGATTTGATGTAATAATCACGCAACTTGAATTTACTTTGGTTGTCTTCTGGGTTGATTGATGTTATGTTTTTATCGATGAACTCTTTTGTATCTTCATTCATGTTTTCCAAACCTTCTTTTTCTGCGTTGATTGGTTTATCTGTAGTTGGTGCGGCTACTGGCGGTGGCGGCGGTGGCGGCGGCGATTCGAACGTATCAAGTGCGGTGGCTGCCTTTTTACGTTGATTAACCGTCATTTCATTTTCTAGTGTTTCAACTGTAAAATTCTCGGTGGATAATACTGGGTCAGATTCGCGAATTTGAATTAATTTTTTCATTTGCTGGATGAATTCGGGGTCTTTCGTGCGTGCCGCCTCCGCCGCCGCCTCCGCCTCTCTCGACTCGGCAGCGAAACCCTCCCGTATTGACTTTGCTTGATAACATCGTGTTTTAATAAGTTCGGATATATTCCATATTGCAAACACGATTATAATCACGCCGATGAATACGAATTCTATTTGGTTTTCTTTCATTATGTTGTATATAGTATAGATTTTTATATAAAGTTAGTATAACATAACATATAACACCCAACGAATAAAATACTAAATGACAGGTGGTTTATTGAATTTGGTGGCTACAGGCAACCAAAATGTTATTCTCAACGGCAACCCAAAAAAGTCGTTTTTCAAAAGTACCTACCTTAAATATACGAATTTTGGTCTTCAAAAGTTTAGAGTTGATTTCGATGGTCAGAAGAAATTGCGCATGACAGAAGAGTCCAAATTCACATTCTATGTACCAAGATATGCGGAACTACTCATGGACACATATATTTGCGTTACACTGCCGTCGATATGGAGCCCGATTCATCCGCCGGCAAATATCAATGATATGTGGGCACCTTATGAGTTTCGGTGGATCGAGAATCTTGGTACACAAATGATAAAGGAAATCGTGATTTCGGTCGGTGGAATGACCCTCCAGCGTTTCACCGGAAATAATTTGATGTCGATTGTAGAGCGCGACCTCGATAATACCAAGCGCGAATTATATAATGAGATGACGGGACATGTACCGGAGTTATACAATCCAGGATGTTCGGGCGCACGGTTGAACCAATACCCAAACGCCTATCGTACAAGTAATGTCGCCGGTGCAGAACCGTCGATACGTGGTCGAAAACTATATATTCCTATCAACGCGTGGTTTACGTTGTCGTCCAAGATGGCATTTCCGCTCGTATGCCTTCAGTATAATCAACTTCAAATTGATGTGACACTGCGACCGGTGAAGGAATTATTCACGATTCGTGATGTGGCCGACCCCGGTAATTATTGGCCGGTTGTCCAACCCGATTTAACGAATCCACTTCATCAGATGTGGCGGTTTTTATATCCACCTCCGAGTATCGATTTATCTCTCAATTCATACCCGAGTATTCGTACAGATTGGAACGCCGATGTTCATTTGATGGCAACATACTGCTTTCTCTCGGATGAAGAGTCTAAGATCTTCGCCGCCAACCAACAAAAATACTTGATTAAGTCGTATTATGATTGGGTGTTCAACGATGTAACCGGTAATAAGAAAATCAAAATAGAGAATTCGATGGGAATGGTGGCTTCATGGACGATGTTCTTTCAGAGGAGCGATGTGAATATGCGAAATGAATGGAGTAATTATACGAACTGGCCCTATGGTTATTTACCGTATGACATTGTACCCGCACCGATTGACGACGACTGGCGCCCATCAGCGTTTAGTGAAGACATTCGACCGACGAGTGATCTCCTTACAAACACGATTCCAAATGCATTTCCAAATGACCGCTACTTCTTCGATAAAAATGGACCCAAGAACGGGATTGGTCCGGGTATCAACCCGCATGATAAACGCCTAACTGGACTTCATATTACTGGCGACTTCCAATCCGAGAATGAGCGCGACATTTTGCAGATGATGGGAATCTCTCTGAATGGTAAATACCGAGAGAATTTAATGGACGCGGGAGTGTATAACTACGTAGAGAAATACACACGCACTCGCGGAAGTGCGAAACCGGGGATTTACTGCTATAACTTCTGCCTGAATTCTGATCCATATGACCTACAACCTAGCGGTGCTATTAATATGAGTAAGTTCAATCAGATAGAGCTGGAGATGACGACGATACATCCACCGTTGGACTCTGCAGCCGAGGTGAAGGTAATTTGTAATCCGAATACTCGAGAGATTATCGGGATGAATAAACCCAATGTGAATATCTATCTTTATTCATACGATTTGCATATATTGGAAGAGAGGTATAATGTGCTGACGTTTGTATCTGGAAATTGTGGGTTGATGTATGCGCGGTGATGACGTTGAAGAAATGAAGCGACGCGACCCGGAACAAAATTATTATTATATCGTATATATAACCTGAATACATATACGATGGCGGATGATGAAGAAATAACCGAAGACGTCAGCGCCGACAATGAAGGTGAGGGAGATGAGGGGGCGTTTAGCAAAGTCGGCGGAATGTTCGGAGGTGCCGACGATAAAGAAGAAAATACGAAAGAAGAAGAAAAGCCAAAAAAAGAAAAAGCAAAACCGAAATCACTTTTCGATCTAGAGGCACTTAAAGAGTTCGGGTTAAGTGTATTGGCACTTTTTATCGAAACCCTGATCATTTCGGTGATTTGTGTGAATATTCTATTCTTCTCTACACCAGAAAGTATCAGAAATAATGGGCTCGAACTAAATAAAATGTTTCCAACCGACCGTAACAAATGGCCGTATTGTTATACGAATGAATATACTTCATGCGATGCTGATTGTGGTGATAAATTCGGCGGAATTGCCGACGACCCCAAAATCGAAACCGGCAAAAAAATCTTCGTGAAAGCCGCGATTCTTCTGGATACATACATATTCAAATGGTTTTGTCTTACCAAAGAAGACGTAGATATGGTGAAAGATAGTGTGGATGAAGGTGTCACGAAGGTAAATCTTCTGAACTGGGATTTTATTAAGGCACGTTTCAAGCAGTGGATTAACAACTCGTTCATATTCTCGTTTTCAACTGACCGCGGGATGATGTTGTTTGTATTCGAACAAATATTGAAAATGTCGAACGCAATTCCAGCAGAATTATATGATGTTGTATCACCGCTCCTTATAATCTTGATGCCGATCGTGTTTCTATTCTTTGTCGGGTTTATGTTGATGGGCGGACCATTTTTTACAACGGTCATCGGTATGATTTTGAATCAAACAGATAATCGTAAGGAATTTATAGGAGGGTCGTTATGGTCATTATTCACCGGGTTTGGTCTTGGTATATTACCGATGGTCTCTTATTTTGTTCAACTCTTCCAGTTTATCGGTACCTTCTTTATTTATCCGCTTCTTCACTGGGATCAATATCGTGAGCTATATGCGCGTTACGTCCCGATTATATTCTTCTTCTTTAATTTGACGCTTATGTTTTATGCGTTTGAGTATTTGGACATAAATGTCGCTGCGATTGTTATTCTGATGCTGCTGGTATTATATCTAACGCATTACTGGCAAGGAATTATGGAATTTTTCAGCACGCTTAAAAACTGGGGGCCGTAATACCTACCTACAGTATAAACAACATAAATAATATCGTATAAGAATATTATATTCATTTATACGATAATAATGGGCGGAAAAAATAAGTCGTCTGCCCCGGTAGCACATGTCAATGAGAAATCAACGCCCGAGTATCTAAAAAAATACCCGTTTGTAAGCGTTTGTACGCCCACCTTCAATCGCCGTCCATTTATTCATGCGATGATTACATGTTTCAACGAACAAGATTATCCGCAGGATCGTATGGAGTGGATTATAATTGATGATGGAACTGACCCGGTAGAAGACCTGGTCGCATCACATCCTCGCGTAAAGTATTTTAAATATGATACAAAAATGACGCTTGGAAAGAAACGCAACCTGCTTCATGAGAAGTCGCGTGGTGAAATATTGGTGTATATGGACGACGATGATTATTATCCTCTGGACTTATTGCATATAATGTTGTTCCGCTTGAATTTATTGCTAAT